TCCCAGCCTTTAGAGTCATAAGAGTCTTCGCAATCAAATTTATCAGGTATTAAATCAGATTTACTATTAAATGGTTTATGGTAAGAATAAAAATTTGCTCTACCAAGTTCACCTTGTTGTATATTTCTAGCTACAGCAACAGCATTAAATTCAGTATCTGGTAAAGCTATTTGCATTGTTCTACTAAGTACACCTGTAGATATAACACTCCATATTGTCTTAGGCTTTTCTTTATCTTTAAAATAATCATATATACATCTAACACCACCGGCAACAACATAATGATGATTTAACCCTAACGGTATATAGTATGCTCCTATTTTTTCAGCATATTTTTTAGCTAAACTATTAGCATTAGGCATTGCTGCTATTCTTGCAAATAAAGGTTTAGCACCGAGCTCAATACATAAAGCTTGATGGTCACTAACCTCTTTCGAAGATGGCATGACTAATATCAAATCTAAATTATATCTTTTACAAAGCCAAGATAAAGATATACCAGCAAATCCACGTCTAGGTTGTACATATACTACTTTTTTTATACCTTGTCTTACTAAGTCTTGTATAAAAAACTCACCACTTCTAGCTTTATAACCAACCTCGCAAGACTCTGACTCATCTATTACATTAAAACCATCTACTTTTTTTACATTAAAATCACCAAAAGAAGACTTAAAATCTTTAGTCAAATCTAGATAATAATGTAAATTCATAAAACCTTTTAAGTCATTATTTTCTTTATATATCTGTTTGTTTAAAAACATTATTATAGTATTTTATTCCGTTATTAAATTCTATATGATGTTTGCTTTGAAAGTTACCCATATATCTTATAAAATCACAAGCAACATCTTCCATGTCGTATTTCTTACTATAGTTACCAGTTAAATCACAAAGATAATCCAAACAATCATTTGTAGTTTCTAAGTTACTACCTAGACCTTTTGTATTTGGAAATATCTGTTTTAAACATCTTTTAGCATTTGAACCTATATAAACCATACTATCTCTTGATACTATATTTGGGAAATACTCAGCTAAATCCATAGCAAAAGCACACAATACAAAGCTCTGTCTTTTATATCCTCTATCGATAAGCCATTTGTTTCCTATGTCTACTATCTGATATATCTCTGGGTTCCATTTTAATTGCTCTACAATATGGCTAACTAAATCTAAAGCATCTTCTTTGATAAAAGTATTTAAACCTTTAGGTATCATTGGTAGTAAATAACCTTTATTGTCGCTAAACTTTTTATCTGGTAAATCTTCTAACCATTGTTCTTTAGTATATCTACCATTTTTTATAGAGTCTACAATCCAAAAATTACCAAAACCATGAGTGCCATAAGGTAAATCTCTTTTAGGTATATAATTAATACCAGAGCCACAAAGTCTAAATAAGTAAGATAAAAAAATAAAATCAAAATTAGTAAAAGTAGTATCTACAAAGTAACTACCATTACCTTTAGGGTCATCGTCTTTTAACTTTAAAGCTTCTAATAAACTACTAAAAGCTGCATATCTTCTATTTACAACATCATATATTGGTACATGCCAAACTAAATCATCATTAATATCTTCTTTAGTCCAATTATAGCCTTCATAAAGTCTTTGTTGATTTAACTTAGCTTTTTTATAATAATCTTGAAATTCTACTAACATATAAAAGTATCTTTATTTAAATATGAGCTTGGTCTTACATGTACTGATTGTCTTGCTTCCATATCATCAAAACTCAATGGGCTATCTAACCAAGGTTCTATAAATTTAAAATTATATACCTTAGAATGCTGACGCATATAATCGTTAAATAAATTACGCATTTGCTCTCTTTGTTCTTGTGTACCAAAAAATGGTTTGTCTTTATATAAACCCGTACCAGGTATTTTCCTAGACTCATCTTCAATAGATAGTAATCCTTGTATTGATACTTTACAGCCTTTTTTATACAAATCAAAAGCTAATTTAGCATATTTGTCACATAATTCTTTTATAGCATTCATAGGACTATTTTGACGAATTATATGAAAACGTATATCTATATTACCAAAATACATATATAATTCTTTGAGGTCATTTAACTCAAAATAACTATAAGGGTCTTTCAAGAAACCATGTAACGTTTTACCATCAATCCTTTTTATATTATAACCTTTTTTAAATATAGATAAAGAATGCGAGTCACCTAATATAAGTTTGTCGCCTGTATCTGTATGCTTTAAGTATACTTTTTTATCTGGTACTTGAGTTATCTCTTTACGTTTTAATAAGCTATCAAACTCAACCTCTTCGTTATAAGATATTAGCTTACCTTTAAATAGAGATAGTTCTTTTAATTTATCTATAGTAGCATCTTGTACACCTCCAAAAAAGTTCCATTGACCTTTCTTATAATTAATACCATTGTTGATAACTATATAATCATAGTTTTTAATATCTTTAGCATCATTTGCAAAATCAGGATATACTCCGCATCTATCTTCTATAATACTAGCTAAGCAAAAAGTCCAACCAGCATTATGAGAGTTTAATCTTACTGGTATATTACCAAGTATATTTAACATTGCTACTTTCATTATTCTCCGTTTTGATAGTTGTTTAATGCTCCTAAATAAGCTACCGCATCTAAAAGATTATCCTCTTTATGGTTATAAGACTCTCTAGACAACTTTAAAGCTACCATACATAGATACATGTCTTTAGTAGTAATATGTTTACCAGTACTTGCGCTAGCAATAATAGCTGCTCTTTCCATACCTTTACTAAAAGGTCCATACATACGTTCTTTTTCTTCTGAACGCTGATTGATTATTTTATCTGCTTCTTTTAGTATATTCATTATTCATAAGTTTCAAGTATTCTTTCTGCTAATTCATCGATAATTGTATCATCAAACACATTATATATACTTGTGTCTTCAACAAATATATCGTGTATCTCCACACTTGGTGGTTCACCTGGACTACCTGATAAATCAGAATAGTACATTACCATTGGTTCACCTTTGTCGTATTCATATTCTACTAAAAGTTCAGTATCTCTAAACGTAATTTCAATTGTTTGTTGCATTGTTAATTAATTTACAACAAATATATAAACAATTTATTAAATAAAAAAATTATTTTTTTCTAAATTGTACTGAACAGATAGCCAATCTTTGGTTTGTATTTTTATACTCTTTAATCATTATTGGGTCAGCCATACAGCGTGACATGAAACTTTTTCTATCTTCTCCTTTATTTGGTTTTGGTAGTGGCATTGTATTCAAATTTAAGTTTTTCAATATATATAGTAGCATCCATAAGCTCTTCTTGCAAGTGTATTAACCACTCAACAAAGCTTAAATCATTACGCTCCATAGTAGTTCCGTATTTTGCTTTACCTATTTTTGAACGTAAATCGTATTGTGTTTTAACGTTTTCAACTATTAAATCTTTTCTGTTTTCCCAAGAATTATTAGAAGTCCATTCACCATTTTCTAACATCTCGTAGTATTTACTTATTGTATCACTCATCTCCTCTTATTTCTCTTAATTTTTCTATTGCTCTTATTTTATCTTTACGCTCTACTTGTAGTTGTTGTTTAGCATATTCCTCTTCGTTTTCTAAAAGACGAGCATACATATAAACTTCGTTTAATGCATTAACTAAATTTTTTGCTTTTTTATATTTTTCCTCTGAGTCAGTTTCAGCTGCGCGTTCCATTATTTCTATTAACTGAGTAGCTAAGTAACTATAGTTTGCTAAAAAGGTTTGTTTTTGAAAAAGTGTCATAAGTATTTATTGTAAACTTTTTTTAAATCTAATACAATTTCTTTTACGCAAGTACTACAAGAACTTATTTTTTTTCTAGTTCCAAATACTCTATTGTAAATTTTTAAAAATTCTATTTGATTTTTACGGGTCATTATATTTGTGTTTCTTTCATACCAATCGTGTAAGAAATTAAATTCCCATTCCTCTAAGCATTTTGGTTTTTTATAAGGCAAAAGTTTGTTTAGCTCTTCTTGTCTTTTATCACAACCACAATCTTCGCCTGCCAACCATTTAACTATCTTTTTAATTCCTGTAGCTTTAGTTATTTTTTCTACAGTATCACCTACACCTTTAGGTTTTGATTCAAAGTTCTTTTTCCATTCTTTATAAGCTTTTGTACGCTTGTCTCCTTTATATTCTTTCATAATCTTCATTTAAATAATCATCATAATCTTCACTAAAATTTTCTTTTAAATCTAATTTACATTTTTTAAGTGTGTTAAAAATACTAACCCAACTAATACCCGTCTCTTTCGCTATCTTACGTATACTCATATCTGTATCTCTATATAGCTTAAACAACTTCTGGTCATACCAATGCCAATTTTCAATATGCTCATCAATTAAAGTACAAACTTTATGGTAGGCTTTTTCTTGTTCAATATCTGAAAAGCTTTCTATTTTATAATCATCTATACTCACTTTTTGTATCTTGTTCTTTGCGTTATAAAACTGATAGTATAAAGAGCGTAAAGTAAAAAACACATAGCCATTACTAACCTTACCATTTTTAATTATACTTTCTGGTTTTGAGTATTTTTGTAAAGCAATATACATTTCTTGTACAATATCTTCAGCGTAATCATACTCACCAAAAGAGTTTATTATTTTAACCCAACGATCGTGGTGTTCTGCTACTATTTTTAACCAACTAGCCATTAGAATTTTAATAGTTCTTTTACGTTAGTATTATTGGAATGTAATATGTCAACACCTAAAAATTCAAAACCTACATTATTTCTTACCATTCTAAGTCTTATAGGTTCGTCAATTGGCGTTGGTCTACCACCTGTTTCAACTTCTTTTATTTTTCTAACATGAATATCAGAGTACATCCACTCACTAGGATGTTGAGTATATCTATGTATTGTAAAAACATCGTCTGCTCTATTACCCCATTTACCTCCACCTTCTACATCCGCCATACTTGGTGGCAATGGTAATCCAGCATAATCATGTTGTTTA